TTAGTGCCTCAATAGGTATGAAAGGTATTGGCAAGTTTTATGGTAAAAAGAAATTAAAATAAGACACATACCTTATATAAGAAGGTACTTAGGAGACAGGATGTTTCCTATTACAAGAATAAGATACAAAAATGCCCACACTAGAAAGAGAGAGGAAAGACATGAGCTTTACACTCAGCAAAAAAAGCTTAACAAAATTAAATGGCGTGAACGACTCCTTAGAGAGATGCGTCAAAAAAGCCATAGAAGTGACCAAGATTGATTTTGGTTGTATTTGTGGTTTAAGAACTTTAGCAGAACAACAGGCTCTCGTAGATAAAGGAGCTTCACAGACTTTAAAATCCAAACATCTTGATGGTCTAGCAGTAGACCTGATGGCTTATGTAGGAGGGAGGGCTTCATGGGAATTGAATCTCTATGATGACATAGCAGATGCCATGAAGGAAGCTGCAAAGCTTGAGAACGTGGGCATTCGTTGGGGAGCAGCTTGGCATATAGATGATATACGTACATGGGATGGCACAATGCAGGATGCTATGAATGCGTATATAGATCTAAGAAGAGGACAAGGTAGAAGACCATTCATTGATGGACCTCACTTTGAGTTAGCATAATGGGACTATGGCTACCAATTATACTTATATGTTCAGCACCTTATGCACAAACTTGTACTGTTATAACAGGTTTAGAACTAGTTTCAACACAGAAACAATGTTTTGAAGAGTCAATAAAAAAAGCAAAGGTAGCAATGGAAAGTCCTAGTGTGTTTCAAGCAAGACCAATGTGCCAGATTATACCAAATAAAGTACTACCAGAAAAAGGGAAAGATATATAATGGCTAGACAACTTACAGAAAAGCAACAGAAGTTTCTTGATGTATTGTTTGAAGAAGCAAAAGGTAATCCTGTTACAGCTAAAAAACTTGCAGGTTATAGTCATGACTTAGCTACTTCTACTATTACTAATGCATTACAAGATGAGATAGCAGACTTAACTAAAAAGTTTTTAGCAACTACAGCTACTAAGGCTGCTTACTCTTTAGCTGAGGTTATAGATAATCCTACGGATCTTGGTAATAAAGAAAGAATGATTGCAGCAAAAGATATATTAGACAGAGGTGGCTTTGTTAAGACTGATAAAGTAGAAGTATCAGCTGCAAATCCACTATTTATATTACCACCTAAAAATGAAGATTGATAAAACTTGGAAATTACCTAAGCCTGAAAAGACAGAGTATGGCTATGATTGGCAACCTGTAGTTAGAGTTGGAAGAGTTATACCTTTTGGCTATAAACAAGATGAGAATGATAGAGATATATTATTACCTATTCCTACAGAGTTAGAGTTACTTGAAAAAGCAAAAAAGTATATTAGACAATATAGTTATAGACAAGTTGCTAATTGGTTAAGTAAAGAGTCTGGCAGAGAAATATCCCATGTGGGTTTAATGAAGAGAATTAAAATTGAACAAAAACGTAAGTCAAATGCTTCAGCTCAAAGCTACCTCGCTAAAAGGTACGAAGAAGCGTTACAAAAAGAAGAAAGAATCTCCAAGGAAAGAATTGGAAGAACCACCGATTCAACCAAAAGTTTACAGTCAGCCTGAAGAAAAACCAACAGAAATAATATTTGAACCTAATAAAGGTCCACAAACAAACTTTCTATCAGCAGGTGAACGTGAAGTATTATATGGAGGATCAGCAGGTGGTGGTAAAAGTTATGCAATGCTTGCAGATCCAGTACGATACTTTAGTAATTCAAACTTTAGGGGATTATTAGTAAGACGTACAACAGAAGAATTAAGAGAACTTATATCAGTTTCTAAACAATTATACCCTTACGCTGTTCCTGATATAAAGTTTCTAGAAAGAGATAAGACTTGGGTAGCACCTTCTGGAGCAACTCTTTGGTTATCTTACTTAGATAGAGATGATGACGTAACAAGATACCAAGGACAAGCTTTTAGTTGGATAGGATTTGATGAGCTTACACAATGGTCTACTCCTTATGCTTGGAATTATTTACGTTCACGTTTACGTACTAGTGATACTAGCTTACCTATCTACATGAGAGCTACTACAAACCCCGGAGGTCCGGGACATCAATGGGTAAAGAAAATGTTTGTAGATCCTGCACCTTATGGCTCATCTTTTTGGGCAACAGATATAGAAACAGGTAAAACTCTTATGTGGCCTAAAGGACATAGTAAAGAGGGTGAGCCATTATTTAAAAGAAGATTTATACCTGCTACATTATTTGATAATCCATACTTAGCAGAAGATGGAGTCTACGAGGCTAACTTATTATCACTGCCAGAAAATCAACGTAAACAATTATTAGAGGGAAATTGGGATGTTAGTGAAGGATCAGCTTTTCCTGAGTGGGACAGAACCACTCATGTTGTTGAGCCTTACAATATACCTAATAGTTGGCCTAAGTTCAGAGCCTGTGACTATGGCTACGGAAGTCATACAGGGGTTCTATGGTTTGCAGTCGCTCCTGATGAACAACTAATTGTATATAGAGAGTTATATGTTTCAAAAATACTAGCATCTGATTTAGCTGATATGGTATTAGAAGCAGAACATGAAGATGGAACTATACGTTATGGTGTACTAGATAGTTCTCTTTGGCATAAACGTGGTGATACAGGTCCATCTTTAGCAGAACAAATGATAATCAAAGGATGCAGATGGAGACCATCTGATAGAAGTAAAGGGAGTAGAATTGCAGGAAAAAACGAGATTCACAGAAGATTACAAATTGATGAATTTACAGAAGCACCTAGACTGGTGTTTTTTAATAACTGCACAAATATTATCTCGCAACTACCGATAATACCTCTTGATAAAAATAACTCTGAAGATGTAGATACTAATTCAGAAGACCACTTATATGATGCTTTAAGATATGGAATAATGACAAGACCAAGAAGTAATTTATTTGACTATAATCCAGATACACAAAGAACTGGATTTCAAGCAGCTGATGCAACATTTGGATATTAAGGATAAAATATGGCAGAAGATATAGAACAGATGGCAATAGACGCTGAAGAGTCTGCAGCAATAGATGATATTAATGCAGATGATTTTAGAGATGAACCTGCAGGTCAGATAGAAAAGTTTGTTAAAGAAAAATATAACAAAGCAGAAACAGCAAGAAGATCTGATGAAGAAAGGTGGATACAAGCCTATAGGAACTATAGAGGTCTTTATAATCCTGATGTTCAGTTTACTTCTACAGAAAAATCCAGAGTATTTGTTAAGGTTACTAAAACAAAAGTTCTTGCTGCTTATGGTCAACTTGTAGAAGTTCTTTTTGGTGCAAATAGATTTCCTTTAGGTATTAACCCTACAACACTTCCTGAAGGAGTAGAAGATACAGTTAGTCTAGAAACTAACCCTCAACTTAAAGAGGCTCTAGGAGACACAGAAACAGAGGCTACAGAGGAGAATCAGCTTAAACCCGGAGAAACTATGCCAGAATTTAATGAGCGCGTAGGGCCTCTTAAAGACGATCTGAGTGCAGTTGAAGAAGATCTAGATTTTAAAACTGCTAAAAGTCCATCTGCAGTACAGTTTCATCCTGCAATGATTGCAGCTAAGAAGATGGAAAAGAAAATCCATGATCAACTAGAAGAGTCTAACGCTAAGAAACAACTTAGAGCTGCTGCCTTTGAAGCTGCTTTATTTGGTACTGGCATTATGAAAGGACCTTTTGCAGTTGATAAAGAATATCCTAATTGGGATGAAGAAGGAAACTACGAACCAGTATTTAAAACTGTACCACAAACTTCTAATGTTTCTATCTGGAACTTTTATCCTGATCCAGATGCAAACAATATGGATGAAGCAGAGTATGTTATAGAAAGACACAAAATGTCTCGTTCACAACTACGTGCTTTAAAACGTAGACCTTTCTTTAGAGAGAATGCTATTGATAAAGCATTAGACATGGGTGAGAACTACGATAAAGAATGGTGGGAACACGCAATGGATGAGAGTAATGAAGATGATTATTCTCAACGATTTGAAGTATTAGAGTTCTGGGGTTTTGTAGATAGAGAAATTATAGAAAAACATGATGTAGATATACCCAAAGAACTAAAAGATGTAGAACAGTTAAGTGTTAATGTATGGCTCTGCAATGGCTGTGTCTTACGTTTAGTAATGAATCCATTTACTCCTGCCTATCTACCTTACTATGCTACACCTTATGAGATGAATCCTTACAATATATTTGGTGTAGGTATTGCAGAAAACATGGATGATACACAGACTTTAATGAATGGTTTCATGCGTATGTCAGTAGACAATGCTGCACTATCAGGAAACTTACTGATAGAAGTAGATGAAACTAACCTAGTTCCCGGACAAGATCTTACAGTATATCCCGGAAAAGTCTTTAGAAGACAGGGTGGTGCTCCCGGACAGGGGATCTTTGGAACAAAATTTCCTAATGTATCTAATGAGAATATGCAGATGTTTGACAAAGCCAGAGTTCTTGCAGATGAATCTACTGGTTTTCCTTCGTTTGCTCATGGACAAACAGGCATACAGGGTGTAGGTAGAACTGCATCAGGTATCTCCATGCTGATGAATGCAGCTAATGGTTCTATTCGTAATGTTATTAAGAATGTAGATGACTATCTACTAGGACCTTTAGGTAAAGCATTCTTTAGTTTTAATATGCAGTTTGACTTTGATCCAGAGATTAAAGGTGATCTTGAAGTTAAAGCTCAAGGTACAGAAAGCTTGATGATGAATGAAGTTAGAAGTCAGAGATTAATGCAGTTTATGCAAACAGTATCTAATCCTGCTCTTGCTCCTTTTGCCAGAATGGATTACATTGTCAGAGAGATTGCAAAGAGTATGGATCTTGATCCTGATAAAGTAGGTAACTCCATGAGTCAAGCTGCTGTACAAGCAGAAATACTCAAAAAGTTTCAGGAAGCTAATCCACCACCTGCACCTCCACCACAACAAGGACAACCTCCTGCTCCTGCAGGTGTACAAGTAGAAGACACACAAGGCTCTGGTGGTGGTACAATAGGTACAGGATCAGTGCCAACTCCAGAAGAAGAAGGCTTTACTGGTAATCAAGGACCTATACAATAATGATAACATTAAGAAAGCTTACAACTGATAAAGAACTATGGGATGCATTTGTAGAATATATAGATGACGCTATAGAAAAACAACATAAAACACTAGAGCAAGCAACAGAAGTTTCTATGATGTATAAACTACAGGGATCTATTGCTTGTTTACGTAGAATGAAATATCTTAGAGATGAGTTAAATAGCAATGCTAGTAAAGTTAAGGATGGTGTAATATGATGAGTGGTTTAGTAAGAAAACCTATTAAAGCTCATAAAGGTACTATTGTTGATGGACAGATTGTGTATGGAAAAGATGATGTAGAATCTACAACTTCTACTCCAAAAGAGTCTGCTCCTGTTGCTACTCCTACTACTACAGAACCTGCACCTGCAGTATCAACTCCTGCACTTGCTGTTACTCCAACACCACCTCCTGCACCTACAACACAACAACCTATACAACAACCTGTGCAACAACCT